TATAGAACTTCAGGCCGCTTCCAAGCAGGTTTGCGGGTGGCACGTTCTCTAGTTCCCAACTCACGGTCTACTCTATTGTTAGGCATTACTGTTTCCTCATCAATTTAGCAGCCTCTATGGCGTATTGTTCCGGGGTGATACCCAGCCGCTTAGTCAAATCAACTTGTGTCTGCGTTAATCGCACCTTTTTAGGTGCAGTGCTCCGCGTAGCGGGTGCAACCACAGTTGTTGATCTAGTAGTTGTAGCCTCAGCCTCAGAACCCCCAAATTTCTCTGGGAACATTCTTCGCATACGAGAATTGATCTTCTCGTAGTATTCATCCGAACGGGGATCTACACCCCCATCAATTAGCTCTTGGTGGTACGCCATAACATAATTAGTCATGCCACGGTCAATACCATACCACTCGTTATTTCGCCTCCACTCTTCAGCCTTCGGATCAACTTGCACCCGTTGTGTTTGCGCCGGGGTCGGGCTGGGTCTAGTTGGAGGTTCTATAGTATCGCTTTGTACATTATTTTCATTTGTTTGTAAAGGCTTAGGTTTAAATGCAGCTACTTTATCCGCTCTAATCTTAGCCGTAGTGAGGGCTTCCTGTGCTGCCAAGAGGGCATCGGGATCGCCAGACTCATAAGCGTCCTTATACATACGCTTAGCCACAGCAAGTTCATTCTCCACCTGCCGCTTAGCCTGCTCAATCATCACGTTCTGGCTGCGGTCATTATTGTTCCGCAACTGCTGCACTTCTTGGTACAACTGCTTGGTCAACCGCTGCATCTCGTCGCGTTGACGCATAGCCTCTTCTTTGGTCCTTCGCTCGTCGTGATAGCCTTTACTGAAGTGTTGTATCCTTTTTTGTACCTTCTCAGAGTAATCTTTCAACTCTTCATCGGTAACATCTTGCGGAGGCGGCGAAGGCTTCCTTCCCCTATCTTGCTCCGGGGTATCATCAACTACCTCAATTTCTACTTCACCCCTACCTGAAACCTGCTCTTTTTCTCCCTTATCTACGGTATTTTCCCCCCGACCTTCCTCTTTATCGGGATCAGGGAATTCAAACTCTACTTGTTGCATGGGCATAACCTACTCCTTACGCTGCGCGAGAAATCATTCTCGGATTGGGTACTACTGCTTCAATTGAGTCGTCGTTCATAAGGCGGTATTCCTGATCACCAATCTTGAACCGGGTGCCAGTATTAGCCCTAAACATGACGTAATCACCGGGTTTACACCAAGGACCAGTCGGGAAACGGTCTGGATCGGTATAGGCTTCAGCACCCATATCCAACACCAGCCCTATAATAGAAAGGATGTACTCGTGACGCATGGTCTCATTGGCTTTCACCAACCCGCTGTCACCGTAGGTCTCTTCCACATTCGGTAATGCAACCAAAACCCTGTAACCAACCGGCTTCGGGATGGCGGCTTCAATCTCCAACAGTCTTTCCTGCTCAGCTAATACCTTCGCTTGGCGTTGTTTCTCCAACTCAGTCATAGCCGGGGTAGTATCATTCATCTTCGTTTCTCGTATAGTTTTGCAAAAGGTCTTGTAGTTCCCGCCTTGCGATAGCCAGACCTCGATAAACCCCGCAAGCGTCTTTATACTTAGCGAAATCTTCTGGAGACCCGCTAGTTATAAATTCTTCAACACTCTTCTGTTGCTCAATCAGTTTTTCATCAAGAACATCATAAATAGTCTTAGCCATTACCTGCCCTGACCTCTGTATTTTTTGTAAGAGCTTCTCTTACTTTTGTTCATTGAGCTAACTTTAGTCTTGCCGCCACCTATGCTGGTGCCCTTCTTGACCTCACCATTGAGCAGTTTTTTAGCCGTACCCTGCTTAACTATTTTTGCCATCAGTCTTACCTCGGCTATTAGCCTGCTCTTTAGCCACATCTAACAAGGCTTTAGCCCTATCAAGACTGGATTTAGTCGCCGCTTGTCTGTTTTGCGAGGCTATTCGCTCAGCCTCAAAGGTTGCCGTGTTGGCAGCTTTCTGTTTATCAAGCTCCAGTTTATCCTTGGCGATCTGGGCATCTTGGGCATCTTTTGCCGCTTTGCGACTAACTTCCTGTGCCTTAACCTGCACCTCGGCCTGTTGGAGCTGGAACATAGGATCTTGCGCCTTCTGCTGTGCTTGTTGTTGCGCCAGTTGCTGTTGCTTGGCTTGGGTATTCTGAATAGCCGCTTGAGCCATAACCTGAGACAGCAGAATCTCGGTCTCTTCCGGCATCTCTTGTCCGGGGGCGGTTAGTGGCGTACCCAGTTTCATCTCTATCTGCTTGTAGTAATTAAACGCCATATGCTCCGCCAAGTGAGCCTGCAGAGCCGAAACAATGGACCTCGCAGCTGGATTCTGCCCGATCATTTGGCCAATCTCGGGGTCCTGCAGGAACGCTTGGTGCGTCTGTATATGGGCATTGTGGTCTTGGTATATGAAGGCTTTGACCGGCTTGCCAACCAGCACGTTCATGTTCTCGCTGACGGGGTCTGTCGGCTTTATGTCTTCCGTAGTGGGTACTAACTTCTCTGCATTCTTAATGCCCAAGACCTCGATCATCTGCCTGTGCAACTGAGGCAGGTCGTAGATCTGCGGAGCATTCTGAGCCATCTGGAGCACTGTCTGATACTGCACGACCCGCTGGGCCATAGTGCTGCTGTTGGGGTCGCTGACCGGGATGACCTCAACCATGTCATAGTCAGTGCGCTTGGCACGCGGCTCAGCCCGGTAGGGGGTGTAGATATACTCATCCGGAGCGTACTCAGCGATTATCGCCCGCAGCAGCTTGAACTCCTGCTTCATGGCGTAGTGGACGCGGGCCTGCACCGCTGTCATGGGCTTCAACGTGCGCTCCAACAGGGCCAGAGTAGTGCCCACCGGAGCATTAGCACTCATGTCAGAGATGTTGACATCGCTGATAGCCCCCAATCTGCGCCCTTCGTCAGTAATCTGCTTCAGCAGCGCCATCAGGGTCTGGCTAGGCTCCTTGTAGGGGAGGGGCATGATATTCTCGCGGATAGACCCAGAGGGTACATCTACATCCCTGAACTCACCCGGACCTATGGGGGTGTCGTCACCCTTAACCCGCAACCCACGAGACTTCAAGCCACCTGGTAGGTTTGACAGCGTACCAGCGTCAACCAATTGACGTATGAGGGAAGTTCCAGCGCGGGCATAGCCGCCAATGATGTGTATCAGGCCAAGGCCGTAGAACCCAAAGCCCGGTACATACACATAATGTACAAAATGTTGACGTTTCAACGTTAAAGTATCGTCAGGGCTCCAGTTCCTCCGGATCGCCAGCACCTCCCCTGTGCCTTGTTCCAAAGTTACCACGTACGGCTTGGCTATCCCGTCCTCGTCATCGACACCTTCAATGACTAAATCCGCATGGATCTCGTACAGAGCATAGCGGTCGTCGGAAGTCAGGGTATACCCACTCTCCTCCGCTTTCTTCTCCTCGATATCCGTATGGCAAATGACCCGACCACCAAGCTCTACATCGCGGTAGAACCCTGACGCTTGTAGCTTATACAGCTCGTTCTTTGTCTTGCGCATCACATGGGTAACGCGCTCTGCTGTTTCTATATTAGACGCACCATAAGGCACGACCATATCTTCGGCAGGGATGTAGATGGCGACCTGCCGTCCCAGATTGGGATCAAAGTAGACCTTCTTGAACGCAGACCCTGACAGACCAAGGGCATACAGCATCCGCTCGTGCTCCGGGCGATACTCAGTCATCACCTCGGTAAGCTGGTAGTTCATGTCGGACTTGACGCGATTCGCGGCGTCTTCCTTCTCTCTGGTGTCCTGACCAATGATCTTGGTCTTGACCGGGCCTCCCGCAGGGAAAGTCTCACTCATAGTCTCGGCTTGGAAGCGTATCGCTGCCTCCGCCAGCACCGTACTGTAGACCCCGCAGGCATTCTCCCAAGGCTCAGTGCGCTCTTCATACTTGAAGCCAAGCACCTCCAGCCCTTTAACGAAAGTATCCGCCCACTCCTTGCGACTATTTATATCGCTTTTGACATAACCCATCAGCTCAGTGCTAAGCTGCCGCAGCTCCCTGTCCTCCATATACTCCGCGAGGTTGATATCGAACGGCAGATCATTGAGGCTATCTACCTCTTCCGGGCCAAAACTA